TGATGGTACCTGGATTGGTCAGATCAGGGACCAGCAGAGTACCCGCTGCAGCCCTAAGAGCCAATTCACATTGAGCCTTGAGGACCTTGATCGGCACCACATTAGCCTTGAGAGCAAACCCATCACCATCAATGACCCAAACCCGCGGCCACGCTAATGGCTGAGTCAAGATCGTTCGACGCTCAATCCACCTCTGATTGTAGTTGACTTCCAAGAAGTCCATGGCCGCAATCAAATCCGCGTTCTTCTGGTCTGTTGTAAGAGTAGCCCACAAGGCATTGCCGTGGAGCAAATGATAGGCATCAGCAAATGCCACGTCAGCGTACGTGTTGGCATCTGGGTTACTAGCCGACCCATCTTCGACGATCAACGTGATCGACATACCAGCCTACCTAGACCTTGGGAGGATTGGGTGCTCCGGCCACCACAACTTCGATGGCCGGTGCCGGCTGCGCAGGAGGGGCCACATGCTCAGAAGCTGCCTGGAAAATGGCGTTCACTTCAGCCTGCTTCTCGCTGGGGAGGTTGTAGTAGAAAGCATTGCACTCCGCTACTGTGGCGGTCGGCTTCAAGCCAAATTCGATCAGTTTGGCGAACGCCAGCGGATGGCTATTGGCCACCGCAGGTTCATTACCCTCGGAAGTGTCCCCCGCATCAACTGCCCCTGCGGCCACGCCGGTCTCTTCATCCGCATCGCCCTGCGTCGCTCTGGCGTTGGGCATGGGCTTGTAACCGTACTGGTGGATGAGGCGGAGGTAATCGTCCTGATTGACAATGATACGCTCGCCAACCGGATTCAGACATTCGATTGTGGGAACTCGCATGTGTGTCTCCAATAGGACAATTAGAGCCGTTTAGGTCCATTGACGCGGCATGGGTGGGTAGCAGGACACCTTACTGCTACCCACCCTGAACCACGGCTCAGGCTTCTGAATTAGCCCGCGATGCGGCAGGCCAATTCCGGCCGCACGAGGGTGACACCCCAGAGGATGTCGAACTCCCAGGCAACCTGCTTGTACTGACGGCTGACTTCCAGCCGCAGGACCAAGCCGGTGACCGGGTCTTGCATGGTCATGATCTTGCTGCCAAGGGCGAACTCGCCGCTGACGCTGGCCAGAGGACGGGTAGCGAACGCGAAGGCATCCCGGTGGAACGCCAGGTTCACCACGTGCGTGGCCTTGACCGTGACCGCTTCCGAACCCACATGGGCCACCTTGAGTGGCGGCTGGAAGGTGAGGGTCACGTCGGTCGCCGCCGATGCCTGGGTGGCCGCAGCAGTGAGGACATACGTCTGGTTATCACCAGCAAAGGTGATAATGTCGCCCACGACGAGGGCGCACGCACCAGTGGATGCCGCTGTGGTGGCTAGAAGGGTGGTCACGCCAACCGCGTAGGCCGTTGCAGCCTTGGAAATCAAACTGGTGGTGATGGTGCCGGCGGTGTGGGTGGCGACCTGGTCGTCAGCGTACCAGTCGAAACCGAACTTGCGTCCGATCTCACCTTCGATGACTACCTGGTTGTCACCAATCTTCTCCGCTGAGGTGAGCTCAGGCAGGGCCAGAGCACTTGCTTCAGCGTTGAAGTCCAGGACCATACGGCGATCAGTCCGCGGCGCCAACTGCTGGTTGAGCACTTTGCGGGCATTCGCCACATCAGTGGTCTTGGCGATGGAGCCGAACGGGGCGGTGCCGGCGGTGCCGACATACCCGTACACCCCAGTGTGGAGAGCATGAATGGAGGCGTTGAAGTCGGCGGCCAGGCCCTTGATCGCTTCGCCAACTTGCATCGGGACGAAGTAGGCATTGGCATCCGTTTCCAGCATGTCCTTGTCGGTCATGTAGAACGGGTCGTTCTTGCGCCAGTGGCTCAGAACGATCTGCACAACACCAGGCGTGGCGCCAGTGCCGGCGGGCGGGACCTGGGATGGGGTCACATCGGATACCGTCACGGCGGTCGGGACGGGCACGTTGATCGTGTTGCCCTTCTGGCTGGCTTCCTGGCTGTAGTCGCCATTGACCAAACGCGGCATGATCGCACGCTGGCGCAGGGTCATGAGAGCGCGGGCCAGAATCTTGGGCATGATAGTCGATAGGTCTTGCGACATGGTCCGAATCCTTGTGAAAGAGAAAACTAATCACATTGATTCACGACCATCCCGGTCATGCACGCGTCCCGCGTTGTACCCCGACTCCCAACTACCCCGCTTACACCCCAGTTACCGTGACCTCTCCCTTGGCGATGGCCTCCAGATTCTGGTTGATGCCGCGTTGATCTGTCTTGTCAACGGTCTTCACGGCTTTCCCAGTCTGAGTGCCGCCTGTGCGTCCCCCGCCACTTGCGCCACTTCCCGTGGCTCCTGCGCTCTCAAAGGCACGGGAATACTCTGTATTGCCCCGCATCTCCTCAACCAGTTGCGGAATGGTCATCGGGTTGCCCTGCGCGTCACCAACACGAGGATTACCCACGCTGTCCACAACCTCGGCAATGTAGGTGCCTGCATCCGTCAACCGCATGCGTGTGTGCTTGGTCACGTGCGGTAGGAGCAATCCTACACTACCCTTGGCGTCCGCGATAGCCTTGCTGGCCACCGAGGTCACCAAGTTATCTTGAAGCTGCGAAGTAGTCTTCTTCAGTGTATCCTGCACTGCGTTGACCGCTTGCGTATGCTTCGCAATCAGGTCCTGTTCGCGTGCTTTCACACGCTCTTCAATCTGCTTCGGAATATCCATGGCCGCAAACTCGGCCACTTTGGCGATGGCGTCACGGGCAACCGCCGGATCGAGGCCCTCAAACTGCTTCAGCTTGGTGGCAGCCTGCTGAGCCGCGTTACGCTCTTTGCCCAGGGCTGTCTTGAGGCCCGTGACATCTTCCAGAGCAACACCACCAACCGCGGTCACGTTGAGATGGAACTTGCCATCCTTCTCAACATACTCGGCCTTGATGGGGTCAGCCAACCCGTCCAGGGAATCCAAAATAGCTAACAACGCCATGGTGTCTCCAGTGTAGTACGTGGTTCAAACGTCCTAGTAGTATACCGACAATTCTACGAAAAGTCAAGAGCATTTTAGCCCACGAAACGTGGAGTATTAGAGAATTTTCTGAAGGTCCGCTAGAGTCAGCAGTTTATTCTGGTTATCCACAAATTGGTTGAATGTCGCTGTACCTGCTCTCAACATTGTAGCTCTTTTGACCCCTAAAGCCTCATTCTGAACCTCTGCTGACTGGCCTTTGATCCACTCTCCATACGTTAAGGAGCGAGGAACCTGCCCGTCCATGCTAGCTCGGGTTCCAGCAAGGTTAAGCTGCTCCCAGGACCTGAGTACAGGGACTGTGGTAGTACGACAATTGAAATGGAAAGGTGGCCGAGGCCCTTCACCAACCTTATAGACTGCCCCGTCAATATGCTGGCAAAATGGAGTAGTGCGATTGTCCAGAGTGGCTACCATCATGACAGCAGAGATAACATCGGTGTTTTGAGCATAGGTGAGTTCTTTGGCCTGGGTGGCCACGTGATTGACCGCGGTACGAACAATAGCCTCGGTCTGGTACCTGGCCTGCTGTAGCACTCCATCAGCATAGTTAGCAGAGTGTGTGCCCTGGATACGCTTGACTATGGTATCAATTGACTCGCCTTGAGTCAGCCCAATATTGATGGCCTGCTGCACCCTAAACTGAATGTCGGTGCTGAGCTTATCGAACCAATCCTTGAGGAGTTGGCCTTGCATTGGATTAGAGGTTACAATGGAGTGCAGTAAAGCTGCAGATGGGGCAGAGAAATTTATCTCAATTGGCGACACTGCCTGAAGTAGCGATACCTGCTTATCGGCTGCGATAACCGACAGCTGGTTAAGGTCACTGGTTACCACGCCAGACAACTTGTCTGTGGCGGTGGACACTATGGCTTCTATGGTTGCTACTAAATTGGTCAACCTATCGGTCTGAGCCACACTGGTATCGTATCCCCTACCTACTATTGTTGTTAGTCTAGCCGCTATCTGGCTCAATAGGTCAGGCACTACGCCAGTATTCAGCAGTGTTACCACATCCCTGACTTCTTGAGCCTTATACCTCTCCAAATAGACCGCTTGACGGATAGCCCTGGCAACAATCAATTGGTTCACAGTGGGCATACTACAACACCGTCACATTGCCAGAAGCTATGGTGTACGTTGATCCGTCACTCCAAGTAGCCACAACATAGAAAGTATAGAACATGCCCTTGGTAAGCATCAAGGTCTGCGCTGACGTGAGGTCCAATCCAACAGATTGGGTGCCAGTAGGAGTACTGGTGATAAGAACCCCGGCAGCGGTAAGAGCCGCAACTGCAGAAGAAGTATTAGCAACAAACTTAACAGAGATGGTCGAACTGGTTAAGTCAGACCACGTCATGGAATTCCAAATGATGCGAGGGTTGCCGCTCATCCCGCCATAAGTGTCCCCTGGCACTATGGTGAGAGACACCCCATTCGGAGACAGGGGTGTCAGTAGATACACTTGGCCGTTGCCAACAGTCTGCGACCGAGTGTATATGATATTGAGCTGATTGGCCTGATCAGTAGTTAAAGACCCGCCAACATTGGCCATAGCCAAACCCGTAAACACTGCTTTACCATCCACTATCGTCCAGCTAGTGGCCAGAGCGTCCGTCGATGCTTTGATTGCGACCGCATTAGCATCCGCTGCTCCTCCAGTATAGGTGCTGCGGCTTGAGATGGTAGCGTTCAAATTGGTACTGATCGTCGATTGCGCAGTAATGGCGTTTGCCGAGTCCGCTGCATTAGTCCCGATAATGTCGGTCTTGGCTTTGATCGCCAGAGAGTTGATATCAGTTGTGCGCCCGCTGGAGTCGATGAGCGGAGTGTGAGCAGGTATGACATTATACATCGCAACCAGCTTACTACGGTCGGTAGAATTGAAGAAATCGTTCAGCATATCCGTGGTGAAAGACTGCTGGGGAATCGCCGTTGCTACGCTATTGACCGAGTATGACGCTTCCCAAACCAGGGATTCAAACACGTTATCCGAGTAGGTACTAGTGTAAGCTACCTTGTACTTGCCCGTGGACACGTGAGTAACTGACCCTAAGCGAGCGCTGTAACTAGTCCCTGATGCGCTCTTCACAGTGATCGTGGGCGTGGAGTCCGCATCAATTAATGTCCCACCTACATCACTATATACGTACAGAAGAACTTCGTACTGCAGAGTGCCGGCAATGGGTACGATGATGTCCGAGTCCACAACAAACGCAGGGCCTCCGAGCATAAGCCCTGAAACCTGAGTTTGAGTAGCAACTGGTCCACTGGCAAGGTAATCAAAGTACCCAGCACGGGTTGCTGTAACGCGGCTGAGAAGTGTTGTCGTTCCAGCCGTGTCCCCTCCGGCGTATGTGGACAACCCAC